TCAGTCACCACCGGATACATAGTGAGCAAACCCGTTTGTGTATCACTTAAGGTTATGGTTTCTGTTAGATCGCCACCAGCGTGTAATACGGAGACCTCTTCGTTTGTCACTGCGATTGTTTCTACCATCTCAGTACCTAGATGTAACTCATAGGTTTCAGCATCCGCCAACGTTAAGACTTCGGCTAGGTCTTTTTCTGTCTGAACCCCAGCGGACTCTGTGTTATCTAGTACTAAAGATTCAGACAAATCAAACGTCATAGTCAGATTGACCACTTCAGCATCAGTAAGCCCTAGCGTTTCTGTAAGCGCTGCTATATAGGTGCTACTACCTAATGTAGCAAAAGGCGCTTTAGCAAAAGGCGTAAAGCCAAACACTACAACCCTCGAAGGATCGTCATAGCATTCACATAGCCTTTAGCTGCCGCAGTGGATGTTTGCCATGTGGGTGCTACACTAGGACCGTTTGACGTTAGGATCTGTCCTGACACTTGGGAGGAATTATTAGACGCGTAGGCCGCAATCTCAGCGGGATAAGTCACGAAGACATTCTGAGTACCAGAACTAAAATTGACAGGTGTAGCTGCACTGCCGGATAGCGGGGTTGTACGCGCGAGTGTATTGCCAGCGGAGGAGTATGTACCTAGACCAACTTCCCAGTTACCGCCTGATTGGTCAGCAATAGTGTAGTAACAGGTGTTACTGTTACCGATAGCCGCTGAGAATGTTTGAAAACCTGTTGCGGCTCCCAGCAAGGTAACTGAGCCTGTACCGGGAGCTGTGCATGTTTCTTGTACACGATCTGCTAATACGAGGCCCATGACGTTCCTTAAACTTTAATCAACTCTTCTTCTTTAAACCAACGCTCTTGAACAATACCTTCCGCATCAGTCCACTCTACTAAATACTGGATGTCGCCATCTTGGTTAACCGCTAAATGCTTAACAGGACCTTGAGGAACGATGGCAATCAATTTAACTTGCTCGCCTACTTTAAAACTTGCAGCCATGTTATCCCCCTTAAGATGTAGCAATGGTATAAGTTACTAACAGTGAATCACCCGACACAACCGCGCGAGAGCCGCCAGTAAAGCTACCTGCTGAAAACAGAATACCTGCGCCACCATTAGAGGCTGTATTTTTAGGCTGTGTAGCGCACATCAATGAGCCCAGTACAGTACCTGATCCGTTAATGTTGAATGTAGTTACGGTAGTCGCCTTGCTACCCGCAGATGCGGCGTTCCAACCAACAGTAGCACGGTTAGCTCCGCTATAATTTAAGAACTCTAACCAACCCGCGTGTGATGCCAAAGTGTCACCAGCAGCATAAGCTGAGAATGAGCTATTATCGACCAAACCCATGTACCAAGCAGCCGTATACGAAGCACCAGCGAAATACTTGTCCAATAAGTCATTACGACCTACGGTAACTACTAAGTTTTTAATGGTATCTTCCCATTTAATCTGGCCGTCAGCACCTACACATTTAACATCGTAATAGCCTGAAAGACCTAAGCCTTCGTCTACACCTGTGTTTCGCAACATGGTGGCACTTGCTTTATCCTGTAAGTAAACTGCTTCACTTTGCATTACATATACCCCTTAATTTGAAGATCGAATCAACGCGCTATCTGCGGTATTCGCAGGCATAGTCACTGTGAAAGTTGTTGTCGAAGTCTTGTTTGAACCAAAATCCAACACTGCTATCGACCGGTTTGCTTTACTCGCATTATAAATCAGCGCACAACGCGCTGTAATTACCGCCGCCCACTGTGCATTATCAAACGTCACATAAGCTGTATAATCAGAAGTTCTTATCACTGGGTTCAGCAACAGTTGTCCTCCCGCTGTATACCCTGTGCCAGATACTTCATTATCTGAGGAATACGCGGTTGTGTTTTGATCGAGTGACGCATTCGCTGTGTACAGCGCGATATAAATATCATCTGTGGATAAATCATGGATCGCTTCGTACAACTCTTTCTTAAACGATGTAGTTTGCGTTTGCTGAATCATCGGGCAGGCACTCTATATTGTCCACTTCTATAAGCGTCAGAACGATCTTTACCATTACCCAAATTCATTAACAAGGCTATTGCATCGTCATAGCGTTTTTGGTATGCCGCAATTAAGTCAGGCTCGCCTTTCAAGAAGATGTAAGCTTCAACAATAGACCCCCACAGCAGTACAGAATCAAAATTATCGCTAAGCCATGTGTTGTTAGCAGTTACAATCGACTCGGGATAGTAGAAATAGTGCAACTCTACGGTGTAATCATCATCCGGCGTAGGACCTAAGATAAATGACAACTCTTTTTCATCATCCGAACGTGGTCCAAATATCGCATAATATTTAGGTGTCGCTCTGTCTGTCGGGTTAGGGTAAGACTCGCGGATGAAGTTGACATCCTTATTAAGCAAATAACTATAACTGCCGTCTGTCGCTATAACCGCTAGTGAGTAAGGGGCTAGAAAATCAGTAGGGGTTTGTAGATATTTGTTACCCACTGTCACTACACCTGTGACATTACGCCTTAAATCTGGCAGTTGTACGGCATTGTATATACGCTGCTCTGCTTGACCAACGAATGTAGCGAGCTGATCCGCTAAGAACGAGTTCTCAACATACGCCTGAATATCCGCACACAACTGCGTATAGTTCATACTTAACCTAACGGCCCACGGGCTTTTACACCCTTAGTAGCGGCGCCTGTACCACGGATCTTAACGCCATCAGTTTTCTCAGGCTTTGTATTACCTTTACTGACATTGCCCGCAGATATGTCCAGGTTATTGATAAACTCTTTATCTTTGTTGTCCTTAGCCATTATTTACCACCTTGGTTTTTAGCCCGTGCTAGATTACGACCTAGTTTTTTCATGTCAATAGACTCGACGGTTTTAGCTTTGCTACCTTTCGCAACATCACCATCAATACCTTTGTTAGGACCTGTATCGCCTAAGTTTTTACCTTTGGTTTTACCTTTTTTAGTAATACCATCTGCTGCTGATTTGTAAGCCATAAAGCCTCCTAGTTAACTGTAACTGTTACATCGCCAACATATGTCGTTGCGATAAGGTAATTCGGGGTTAATCCTGCATCGTTCGCTCTAGCACCACCCACTGGATACCAGCCCCATTGGAACAATCTACTACCGCCATCCGGCGTACCGTTATCATCGGTGGTCAATTGTAGACCGTTTAGTCCTGATTGGTAATAGCTAGTATCAGGTCTTGGTTCTCTTACAGCTTGTGGATCATAAACCGGGAACATGCCAATTTGTAACTGTGGTTGATCGGGTTCCCAACAGGTCGGACAGACCTTAATACTCACTTGCTTAGTTTTAATCGTAAGCTTACGCAAAACCTTTAATGGATACCTAAACCCACATCTATCGCATTCAGCGATTGAATTCTTAGCCGAGGCATATTTAATTCCCATAATACAGCATCCTTGGTACCCAATTTGAACTCGCTTTCTCGCGATCCTCTCCATCAGCCAGATCTAACTGCTGTTCGTAATCGGCTTTTAGCATCCCTATTCTGTTAGGATCAACGTCCGGTAGCTTCATACTTAAGTAATAAGCCAAGCCTGCAACAAGCGCATTCAGCATTCTAAATGGTATATCCTGTGTAGTGACCCCGTTACCAGCGTCTTGTATCCGACGTAAGCGCCAATACACAAAGTAATAGTACGGGGAAGCCTCTGTCCCTTGATCTGGCGCTGGCCACACGTTAATTTGAGGGTACTTAACTCCAGTAACCGGATAAGCCGCGCCTGATTGTCTGTTAATCCAAACTTGTATAGGGCGCCCTGTAGCATTTTTATTGGGGATTGTGGAATAAGTAGACTCAGATATACGGTTGATATTGATATCTGTTTGGTTCTGACCCGTGCCAGTTCTGGTCACTTGGTCTAGTAAATCTATAGTGTCTGCGGGTAAATCGTAAGCAATCTGTCCTTGAATCAGAGGAATTACGCCCTCTTCAATCGTCCATAAATTGATGCCCCGATTCGACCATTCTATGGTCAGCAGGTTTAAACTTCTACGAGCAGTACGCAAATCATAACCTGTGCGCAGCTCTTTACCACAACGCTCAAAGGCCTCTTCAACGATGTCGTTGAGGTCAAGATTAAATGTGCTAGTACCGCTCGTAGTCATTATTTACCCTTACCTTTGATTCGACCGCCTTTTTTGTACACGTCTACATCTTCAGGCTTGTCTTTTCGTTTGACAACCTTCTTACCTGGCATTTTGCTAGGGTTAATAGCGCCCATGCCCCGAGAGACCATCATTCCACAGCCTTCTTAGGCTTAGGTTTTTTAGGTTCAACAGACTTATTCCCATGAGCAGGGATCGCTTTCGCTGGGATGTCTTTAGCTGGGATCATACAAATTTACCTTTTGTATGACCTTTTTTAACGCAACCGTCTGCACGAGTTACGCCGCCTTTAGCCATTTTCTTTTCCATTCCTTCACCTTCGGCATATTGTTTAGGAGAAATTTTACCGGACTTAATAGCTTTGCCTTCTTTCAGCTCTTCTTTATAAGTCTCTTTACCTTTAAACAGTTTCTTTAAATTGGCCATATCGCCTCCTGATTTGAATTTTTTACCTTTATCCGCAGCGTTAAACTCTTTAGCTACGCTGACCGGAATACCCGCTTTCTTGGCAAATTCCGGATTATGAGCCGCTGCTGCCATGAAATTTTTTTGAGACTTACTTACACTAGGCATTAGTGTGCCCCCGGATTATGTGATTGTAATAGAGATAGCAACTTGTCACCACCGACCAACATGATAGCACCCATCACTACTGCGATCACAGTACGAGCAGTTTTAGACAGAGACACCAGCCTTTTAAGCTCTTGTAACTCCTCTTTTGTTAGACTGTCACTGGTGTCTACTATTTTTAAACTTTCGTTTTCTTCGCTCACGAACGTAACTCCCTATTAGTAATCCCATTATATTGAGGTTAAAAAGGGAGCCGAGACTCCCAAGAAACTAATTAGGCAGTGTAAGAGCCATTGGTTGGAACGTAGTAGAACAGTTTACCTGACACAGAACCGCCTGTAGCAGCAGATGCACCAACAGAACCTGTTACATACACCAGCTCTGAAGCAGACAATACGCCGCCAAGACTAGCCGCTGCGCCTAATGTTGCCCAAGTGAAGGTTTGTTTACCAGCGTCCGCATCACCTTCGTTAATCAATGAAGCGTTGTTGACAGTGCCAGTTGTATAGAGAGTATAACCCATGTCAAAAGTAGGGTTAGATCCACCAGTACCTGCCGCATTAACTTGGATCTCCGTGATAACTGCACCGATAGGCAGAATAACATTTGTTGTGTCAGTAGAAGACTTTTGAACTTTGTTGCCCGCTGCCGCGGTAGGGAGGAAATAGAAATCGGCAACCATGAGCATGGAGCCTGCGTACGTAGTTTTGGTGCTGTCACCGCCGCCTGAACGCCAAACAGAAGTTGTAGTTGAAATAGCCATAATAGCCTCGCACTTGTGTCATACCGTCTTGTGCTTTGTCCGCTAGGCCGGTCGGTATGAATTAAATAGATACCTAGGTTTGTCCCGATAATATCAACTAAGTTATTAAGGTGCAAGGATTATTTCACAAGCAAAAAGAAAGGCCCCGAAGGGCCTTTCCAATAACAACTAAGTTGTTGATTTTACTACTTAAGCGCCTGGGCTTCCGAAGATACCCAACGCATCGGACCAGCCGAAAGCGTACCGCTCACGTGCTTTATAACGGGTGTTACCGCTATCGAAGTCGCCATCCATTGATGTGGTTAATGGGCTACGAACAAAGTGTTTCAAGCCATTTGGCACATCAGTGGTGAGGAACCAGCCATTACTATCAGTCAAGAAGTGATTGATAGTGTAGCCACCTGGGATGGAACCATTGTTTTTGATAGCGTTGATGTCGTTATCATTGGTGCCAACACGCAGTTCGGTTTCCAGCAAGCGGGTTGCAACGAATTGCAATGCAGGTGGAACGATCAGCTTTTTAGGTTTAGCAGCGATCAACAGACCACGCTCGTCAGTCCATGCAGCAATTTGAATGACCGCAGCTTCCAAAGAAGTTTCGTTCAAGTCAGCCGCTGTGGCTGGAGTGTTGCTGTTGGTGCCACCAGAAACAAGCGGATGAGCGGTAGAGAACAGAGTTTGACCGTCGCCGCCAGTGTAACCAGCAGTGAAGCCATTGTTCAGTACAGCGGCAGCTTTAACTTGTTTTGTGTACGCCATAGCACGAGCCAGCGCTTTTGTATAACGAGCAGACAAAGAGTCATACAAGTTATCTTCAATAGCTTCTTCAGTTAATGAGAAGCCCAAAGCAATGGTTTCGTGGTTGTAGCGAGCAGTCCAAGCTTCTTGAGCATTGTCATACGCGATGGCTGAGCCTTCGTTTTTAACAGGAGCTGCTGAGAAACCAGACAGTTTTGTTTCTTCCTCAAAAGAACGCTCAGAGGTTTCTATTTCATAAATCTCTTTGTGTTCTTCGCCATAACGAGCGTATTCCAAACCGAACAGAGCGTTCAGGCCTGGCAACAACTCTTTTAATAACTGAGCGCGTGAAATTGCCATCTAATTACTCCTTATACGCCGGTTGCGTTTTGATACTGATGCATACCCCAGTTAAACTTAACGATCAGTTCAACATAGGTGTCTGAGCCAGTTGCGGTGTCTGGAACAACGTCAATAACACGAATAGGTAAAGTGTTAGTGGTTGCAGCCGAGCTAGACAGAACAGCGACTTTAGAGTCACCTGTGTTACTAGAACCAGCGTTTTGAACCAATGACATATTGCTGCCAATAACAGCACGACCAACGCCAGCGATTACTGTAGTGCCTGATACAACTGCTACTTTAAACAGTGTATTAGGATCATCAGCAACATAAGCTGTAATTACAGTGCCAGTAGGCGCTGTAGTGTTGGCTGGGAAGTACTGTTGGTAAATGGTTTGACCTTGCGCGTTAACGTAAGAGCAACCCAAGAATACACCTACCGGTGTAGCAGTAGCAGTGCCAGCGTCTTTTTCAATAGTGCCAGCCGTTACGATTTTCACCAAGTCGCCATTAAAAATGCTTGTATCATAAGCACTTGCAATTTGGAATTGACGAGTCGCACCAGCAAACACCTGACCGCCGATCAAATTGATCGGTTTCAACCCGTATGGGGATGAGACTGTAGGATAAGCCATAGTAACCTCAATAAATTAAAATTAAGAACCTTTACCGAAGCTGGTGCTAGATTTACGCTCACGGAAGAGAGGCATACGAGCATCAGATTCGCGCATAAAGTTATTGTCTACAGCTTCCGTTTGAGCTTGTGTTTGGCCTTGGTAATACGAATTACGTTGATCTACAAACTCTTCAGGAGTCTTGCAAAGCAATAACCCACCAATCTCAACGTTGTCTTTAAAACGACTATTAGGATCAGCTAGCAGTTGGAATTTCGGTTGTTCTTCAAGTTTAACAGGCTCCCATCCTTCTCTGAGTTTGGCAGATAAGTTGCGTGGGTCAGCATTGTTTAATGTCGAGACACGAATCCATCTATAGGCATAACCTGGCATTTTGTCTGGCTCAGGTAAGGTTTCAGGCGGCATCCACTGCTTAGGACGTTCCTGCAATGCCCGGGTATTTAATTCGCGTGATAATCTATTTTGTGTACTCATGTTCTATTCTCCAATCTAATCAGTTCTTTTGCGTATTGTTCAGGAGTCAGGCCCAATTTCTTTGCTAACTGTAGTTGACTCTGTTTCAATGTAACGCGGTTTGATGATGTGCTTCTCGTTGCAGGTGCAACTACCGTGGTATGTTTGCCCTTACTTTGAGACTTGGAGTCTGAGTCGTCAAAATACTCACCGAATCTTTTGCGCATTGTTCTGTCCAAAGCGTCATAATATTCATCAGAACCAACAACGACCCCTTGTGTTCTAAGCTTTTCGTGTAAGCCCAGAGCGGCGGCAGTCATCTCTTGATCTTGACCAAACCAAGAGTTTTTACGTTGCCATGCTACAGCCCTTTCGTCAGGCTGAGGCGCGACAGCGCGTGGCTGTAGGTGCTGTTGTAGCTGTTGTACAACATCCTCGTCATTTTGTAAAGGTGTTTCTTTTAGACTCGCGGCTCGCATCAACTTCATTTGAGCGAGGTTCAACCTCTCTTGCGCATTAATGATGCCATCGGTATCACCCGACTCGTAAGCATCTCTGTAGGAGCGTTTGGCAGCTTCTACCTCGTGCGTAGCGGCCTCCTGTACAGTGGTGATGTACTCTTTCTCGCCCGTTTGATACGCGCCTTTTAGTCTCTGGTTCTCATCAAGCAGTTGTCTAGCCAAGACCACAGCTTCTTGATGCTCACGATAAGCTGCCTCTTTCTCTCTGCGCTCATCGTGCCATACTTTTTTAAGCTGCTTTAACTTCTCTTTGACAGTCTCGTCGTACTGTTCAAATTCGTCATCGCTATCTAATTTGCTAACGATCTCCTTCGGCATCGGCTCACGGCCTCTGTCTTCCTCCGGGGTATCATCATCAATATCAATCTCGATTTCTGGAGGATCTTGTTGCTCATCAGGAAAGTGAAACTCTTCTTTTTGAAAATTTGCCATAGTCTTGTCCTATTTACATTTAATCCCGCGAGGGTCTTGTACAACGGCTTCAGGCGTATCATCGTTGATAATTCTGAATTCCCTACCATGAATGTCCAATCGGGTACCTGACGCACGGCGTACAGTGATGAAATCTCCCACTTTGCACCAAGGCCCTGTTGGGAACTTGTTTGTGTCTTTATAGGCGTCTGGCCCAATCGCTACAACAAACAGCACGGTGGTCATGATTTCTTCGTTTTTACGCGTCACATCAGCCTTAATAATCCCGCTTTCATACGTGTCTTCCACATCCGGCACGGCACATAAAATATGATAACCGGTAGGCGTTGGAAGTTGCGTTGCTTTCTCTTCGGCAGATTGTGCTTCAGGTTCGGCCGGTGCTACTTTGATAACAGGCGCGTCCACAGGTTTTGTCCCTTGTGGTAATACGATTTTACTCATCGTGATTTTCCATTTTGTTTTTGAGGTCATTTATGATATCCCGAGCAGTCAGCAGACCTCGAATCTGCCCACACAGGAATTTGTATTCTTCATAAGAGGATAATTGCCCGCGCACGGTATGCTCTTCGAGCTGGTTTATCTTCTGGTTAATTTCGCTATTAATGTATTCAAATCCGTCCATTCTCTACCTCTTGTCGGTGTTTTAACGGTTATAATTGCTGTAGTGTATTCATAGTCTCTCCTTTGTTTCGGGAGAGACCATAGGTTTACCGGTGGGAATTTCATTCCTCAGATTTAGGATTTTTGCTCAATATCTGCTTATCAGTCCTTTTTGCGTCATGTATTAGTTTCGTGTTGTGTTGACGTTTCTGCTCGGTCAGTTGTGCTGCCGATTTAAGTGCATCCACTTGTACACGTTTCTGTTCAAACTCTTTCTTAGCAGTCAGATTCGCTGCATCTTTAAGTGCTGCTACTTGTATCTTCTTAGCCTCAATCGTATCTTTAGACGTTAACGAAGCTGCGTTTTTAAGTGCATCGACTTGTATCTGTTTCTGTGCAGTAGCCGATTGCGACGCAATACGCTGTCTCTCAACCTCAATCTGCGCCATCTTGAGTTGTGCATCCATCTGATCTTTCTGAGATTTGCGTTGTTGCTCAGCGGCTTTAAGCTGAAGTTCTTGCATCTGCATCTGAACCAGAGGATCTTGCGCCTGTTGTTGTGCCTGTTGTTGTGCCACTTCCATTTGGTTCTTTTGTAACAACTGCTGTGCTGCCTGTGCCAGCATGGGTGCCAAATTCGCTTCGACTTGTGGGTCCATGTGAACGTCCTCACCACTCTCGTCGTGTTGAGGTGGTAGTGCGAACCCGAGCTGCTGCTCGATCTGTACGCGGTACTCAAAGCCCAAATGCTCATTGATATGTGCCATCATTGCTGCCTGAAGTTGCTGTGCCATCGGGTTGTTCTGCAACAACTGGGCGATCTTAGGGTCTTGCAACGTTGCCATGTGAACTTGAATATGCGCCTGATGGTTCTGTGTTAAGAACGCTTTTACCGGCTTCATCATCAAAATACTCTGATTCTCAGTCACAGGATCCATAGGCTCCATGTCATCAGCCATAGGAATCAGCTTATTAGCATCTTTAATACCCAATACATCCAACATCTGACGATGTAATAACGGCAAGTTGTACAACTGAGGTGCACCCTGTGCTAACTGCAACGCCGCTTGGTACTGCACGATCTTCTGTGCCATTGTTGAGGCATTTGGATCCGATACCGGAATAACTGCTATGTTGTCGTAGTCAGAACGTTTAGCTTTGCGATTACCCTCAGTCGGCTCATAGTCGTAGTCATCGGGGGTAAAGCTCGCAATAATCCCTTTTAGCAGCCCCAACTCCTGCTTCATGCTGTAATGGACACGCGCTTGAATGGCTGACATGGTTTTCAGCGTTCTTTCCAGAATCGCTAGTGTCGTACCCACAGGTGCCTGTGCCGACATATCTGAAATCTGCAAATCGGCGGTATTTGCGAAGCGTCTACCCTCTTCTACGATGGTACCGAGGAGCTGATATAGCGTTTGGCTAGGCTCTTTATAAGGTAGTGGGATGATATTGTCCCGCATAGGGCCTGACGGCACATCAACGTCGCGCCATTCACCCGGGGAGATTGGTGTATCATCACCTTTAATGCGCATGCCACGGGATTTAAAGCCACCAGGTAGGTTAGAAAGCGTACCTGAGTCTACAAGTTGGCGTATGAGAGAAGTAGCAGATTTAGCAAAAGCCCCAACAAGATGGATAAGCCCAAAACAATAGAAACCAAACCCCGGAACATAACCATAATGGACAAAATGCTGCCGTTTAAGTTTATTTTTGTCATTTTCTTCCCAGTTTCTGCGAATTGACAATACCTCATTACTACCTTTCTCAATAGTAACGACATAAGGTAGAGCGATACCTGTTTTATCACCGTCATCATTGACGTCTTCGTACCCATCCAAGTCCAAATAAGTGTGAATTTCGAGGATTTTGTATCGATCATCGCTAGTCGCACGGAAGCCAAGGCGTTCAGCGATCTTTTTCTCAACTTCGTCTAACGAATTGTTTGGCTCACCCAGGTCAATATCACGATAAAAACCCGCCACTTGCAGTCTACGCATCTCATTTTCAGTCTTTCTCATCACATGAGTGACCCTATCAGCAGACTCTAAGTCACTGGCACCGTATGGTACGACAATATCTTCCGCTGGTACGAAGATCGATACCTGTCTATCCAAACTAGGATCGAAGTACACCTTCTTGAACGCATTACCCGACAACCCTAAACCCCACAACATACGCTCATGCTCTGGTCGATACTCCGTCATCACGTCCATTAACTGGTAATTCATGTCATCCTGTACGCGAATCGCCGCTTCTTTCTTCTCAGGTGTCTCTTTGCCGATGATCTGCGTCTTGACTGGACCTGCGGCGGGGAATGTAGACATCATAGTCTCAGCTTGAAACTTGACTAACGCCTCACTCATAAGTGGGTGATACACGCCACAGGCACCCTGCCAAGGTTCTGCACGTTCTTCAATCTTCATACCTAACAGCTCTAAGCCGTCCACATAAGTACTGACCCAATCTTTCCTTGAAGAGACATCATCGTCAAAGTCACCTAACAGATCTGACGCGATAGTCTGCAAATATGAAGGGTCTAACTCTTCCGCTAAGTTGGCGTCGAAGTTTTCATCGGACTTCTCGGGCATTAAATTTAACGTCATATCACCGAAAGTAAGTCTCACATCATCAGGATTCTCAATCTCAATCTCGATATCATGATCCATATTCTCTAAATCAAGCAGACCTTGTGGAGCT